AATTGGTACAAAGAAAGTCCAAAGATGCCGAGCTTGCCAAGCCTGTTTTTGCGGAATTACACCAAGTTAGCATCCCCAATTGGTACGATGAAGATGGCATGCCAGTGACATCGGCAGTCGTCATTGCCTCTGATACACCAGCTCAAAAACCGAAAAAAGAGTCCAAAATTGATGCCCACCGGAAGCTATTTGAGAATGCTTGGTGGGGGTCAGATGCCGAGGAAAGGGATGGAAAACCGTACTTAAGTCGGTCAGCTTTGAAGGCAAAATTGGAGTCAGATGGGGTGAAAGAACGCACGATTCGGAACATGATTAACCCCTCTTATCAGGACAAATTGATCGGTGCTTTGCTCCAATCGGAGATCATTTGTACCCACGAAAACGGGTGGATTGTGATTGATAATTTGCAGTCAAGTGCCATGATTTTGAGGAAGAATTGTGGTTAAAAAGTTGACCCTAAATGACCCTAGGGTCAATTCTCTGGTCAGGGTCAAAAATGGGCAAAACAGCACCTTTTTTGACCCTAAATGACCCCCTAACCCTTAGGGTTAGGGTCATAGGGTCAAGGTGATGCAGGGTAGTTTGGTTAACAATGTGAGGAAGCACTAACATGAGTGAAAAAGAGATGCCGAATTTTGAGAGTTGGAAGGCGCATAATTTGTTGAAGTTTGCTAAAGATGCTTACCTGAGAATTTTGGAGTTAGAGGAAGCGAATGAGCAACTGCGAAATGATTTTAAGGATGCGATGAGAATTGCACGAAAGCAAAACTTGGGGGACAATGGGGCATGACCACGAAAGCACACAATCCAGCAGACAAAGTTGAGCAATGGAGTATTGATCGGTTAGTGCCTTATGCACGCAATGCGAGAACGCATAGCGATGACCAGGTGGCTCAGATTGCGGCATCGATCAAAGAGTGGGGTTGGACTACTCCTGTGCTGGTGGATACCGATGGCGGGATTATTGCCGGACACGGGCGCACAATGGCGGCAAGGCGGCTCGGAATGACGCAAGTGCCAGTGATGGTAGCCGATGGCTGGAGCGAGGCTAAAAAGCGGGCATACGTGCTTGCGGACAATAAGCTGTCGCTAAACGCTGGCTGGGACAATGAATTGCTGGCGTTGGAGTTGGCTGAGATTGGTGAGCTTGGGTTTGATCTAGATTTGACTGGGTTTTCTGCCGATGAGATAGCGGCGTTGACACCTGTTGAGGTAAATGCTGGTTTAACCGATGAAGACGATGTGCCAGAAGTGCCTAAAAACCCAGTCACACTGCCTGGCGATGTGTGGATTTTGGGAAATCATCGGTTGATGTGTGGTGATAGCACCAGCATTGATGCTGTAGAAAAGCTGATGGATAGTGAAATTGCTGATTTTTGCTTTACAAGCCCACCATACAATCTTGGAGATGCTGTAGGACTTAGAAATGGTGCTAGAAAAGGATTGGATTCTGCATACAACGATTACGAGGACAATGGTAATTGGCGTGATTTAATGACAGGATTTATTCATTGTGCATTAGCTACATCTAAAATATCTTGTATTAATGTGCAAATGTTAGCTGGTAACAAAATAGACCTTTTGCATTTATTTGGTGAATATTCTGAACGAACCATAGATATTGCAATTTGGGCTAAAAGTAATCCACAACCTGCAATGGCAGAAAATGTTATGACATCTGCTTTTGAGTTTATGTGGTTTATTACAAATGAAGAAAAACCAAAAAGATCAATAAAATCGTCATCTTTTGGTCGTGGCACATTTAATAATGTATTTACCCATTCCATTGCTAGTGGTCACGATGCTTCAGTCCATGGTGCGGTGTTTCCTTTAGGCGTTGCTGAACATTTTGTATCTAATTGCAGCAAACCAAAAGATTTGGTAATTGATTATTTTGGTGGTACTGGCACAACTTTAATTGTTTGTGAAAAAACAGGCAGAAAATCCCGTTTAATGGAACTTGACCCGAAATATTGCGACGTAATAATCAAACGCTGGCAGGAATTTACTGGCAAAATGGCAGTTCACGCAGAAACAGGAAAGCCTTTCGCGGAGGTAAAAGATGGCGACAAAGAAACCTAAACTTGAAAAACCTGCCCTAAAAAAGCAAAACAACCATGGCGGCGCTCGAGAGGGTGCTGGCAGACCAGAGTTTGAGCCAACCGATGCTGAGCGTAAACAGGTCGAAGCCTTATCGGGATATGGCCTGCCAATCGATCAGATTGGTGCTTTGATTCGAGATGGCATTAGCGTGGATACGCTCCGCGCCCATTTTGGTTCTGAACTGGTGTCAGGTAAATCAAAAGCCAATGCCCAAGTTGGCAAGACCTTGTTTAGCAAGGTCATGGCTGGCGATACCACTGCCGCGATCTGGTGGTCTAAGACCCAAATGAAGTGGGCTGAGACGCAAAAGCACGAACATACTGGCGCTGACGGTGCTCCGATTGAGTTTGCCAAGATCGAACGAGTCATCGTCAGTGAGTAAAACGCTGCAGATCAAGACTCCGAAGTGGGCTGCACCGTTGTTAGAGCCAGCAAGGTATAAGGGTGCTTGGGGTGGTCGTGGCTCTGGGAAGTCGCATTTCTTTGCTGAAATGATGATTGAATCCCACATTCTTGACCAAAAACGCAGGTCGGTGTGTGTGCGTGAGATTCAGAAGTCTTTGAACCAATCGGTTAAACGCTTGTTGGAGATGAAGATTCAAAACATGAATGCTGGCGCTTACTTTGAAGTGCAAGATGCGGTCATCAAGTCCAAGAAGGGCGATGGTTTGATTATTTTCCAAGGTATGCAGTCACATACTGCTGATAGCATTAAGTCACTTGAAGGGTACGATTGTGCCTGGGTCGAAGAAGCTCAAAGCCTTAGTCAGACTAGCTTAGACCTTTTAAGACCTACAATTCGAAAACCAAACTCTGAATTATGGTTTACATGGAATCCCCGTCAAAGCTCCGATCCGGTGGACTTCCTACTGCGTGGCCCGACACCGCCTAAAGATGCCACGGTGATTAAGGTCAACTACACCGACAATCCGTGGTTTCCGAGCGTGCTGCGCGATGAGATGGAGTACGACAAGCGCCGTGATCCTGACAAATACCAGCACGTTTGGATGGGCGAATACCTGCGCAATAGCCAAAGCAGGGTGTTTCGTAACTGGAAGATTGAGGATTTTGAAGCACCTGCTGATGCCATTCACCGCCTTGGCGCTGACTGGGGCTTCTCAATTGACCCGACAGTATTGGTGCGATGCCACATTATCGGGCGCACCTTGTACATCGACTATGAGGCGTACATGATTGGGTGCGAGATTGTGAACACGCCAGAGCTATTCTTGCAAGTGCCAGAGGCTGAGAAGTGGCCTATCGTGGCTGACTCTGCGCGCCCAGAGACGATTAGCCACATGAGAAAGAACGGTTTTCCAAAGATCATGGGCGCTGTCAAAGGGCCACGGTCACTTGAGGAAGGTATCGAGTTCTTGAAAAACTACGACATCGTGGTGCACCCACGCTGTTTGCACACGATTGACGAGCTAACGCTGTATTCCTACAAGACCGATCCATTGACCGGAAAGATACTGCCATTGCTCGAAGATAAGAAAAACCACGTCATTGATGCGTTGCGATATGCTTGTGAGGGAGTTCGGCGTACAATTTCAACAAAGCCAACTGACATAAAACCATTGCAAACCATTAACAAGTGGTGAGATAATTCGCACAAATAAGGATTGATATGGCACGACTTCCAAACGACCAGCGATTAGCAAATCTTCATTCTGAGGCAATGGCAGAGTTTGATAACATTCAATCTGCCCTGCGAGAGGAGCGTTTGCAGTGCCTGCAAGACCGCCGCTTCTACTCAATCGCTGGATCACAATGGGAAGGGCCACTCGGAGATCAGTTCGAAAACAAGCCCAAGTTTGAGGTAAATAAGATTCACCTCTCCGTCATGCGGATCATTAACGAGTACCGCAACAATCGCATTACCGTAGATTTCACCAGCAAAGATGGCGTTGAAAATGACAAATTAGCAGATACTTGTGATGGTTTGTATCGTGCTGATGAGCAGGACTCAGTTGCAAATGAGGCTTACGATAATGCATTTGAGGAAGCAGTCGGCGGAGGATTCGGTGCTTGGCGTTTGCGTTCTGTTTATGAAGATGAAGAGAACGATGAGAACGAAAAGCAACGCATTCGCATCGAGCCGATCTTTGATGCTGACAGTTCTGTTTTCTTTGATCTGCAAGCTAAGCGCCAGGACAAGTCCGATGCCAAGACTTGCTTTGTCATTACCTCAATGACGCATAGTGCCTACATTGAAACGTATGGCGATGATCCGACTAGCTGGCCTAAAACAATCCATCAATACGAGTTTGACTGGTGCACACCTGACGTGGTGTATGTTGCCGAGTATTACCGTGTTGAGGAAGTGACTAAGACAGTGCGCATATTTGCCGCACTCGATGGCACAGAAGAGCGTTATACATCCGATGACTTTAAGAACGATGAGACTCTTGAGGAAACATTGATTGCGGTGGGTAGCAAAGAAGTGCGTCAAAAGCGTGTGAAGACGAAGAAGGTTCACAAGTACATCATGTCCGGTGGTCGCGTCTTAGAAGATGCTGGTTACATTGCTGGTAAGTGCATTCCAATCGTGCCTGTTTATGGCAAGCGTTGGTTTGTGGATAACGTAGAGCGTTGCATGGGTCATGTGCGTTTAGCAAAAGATTCTCAGCGCTTGAAAAATATGCAGTTATCAAAACTCGGTGAGATTTCTGCACTATCGAGCGTTGAGAAACCCATCCTTGTGCCAGAGCAGATTGCAGGCCATCAAGTGATGTGGGCTGAAGATAACCTCAAAGACTATCCTTATCTGCTCGTTAACCCAATCACTGGTGCAGATGGTTCGACTAGCGTGAGTGGCCCAGTTGCCTACACCAAGTCCCCTCAGATTCCACCAGCTATGGCTGCGCTATTGCAGTTGACCGAAGCCGATATGAATGACATCCTTGGCAATCAAGGAGCTGGAGAAGAGATCGT